ACTCTCAAAGAGTAAATGCAATTGTAACTTCAAATAGAGTTAACAATATCATTACAAATTTTGCAACTGATTCTAGAGTTAGCACCATTACCTCAGATCCTACAGCATGTCAATACATATCAAAAGAGATTGTTATTGAAAATTCTGCATCATCAATTAAAGTTATATTATCTGCACACATTGGTGATGATGCTGATATCAGAGCATTTTATGCAGTAAATAATAAAATTGGACTTGATCCAATATTTACTCCATTCCCTGGATATTCAAACTTGAATTCTAGAGGACAAGTGATTGCTAAAGAAAATAATAATGGAGAATCTGATTCTTTCATTACAAAGTCAATTGCTCGTTCATTTGATAGTGAAAAACTTGATTATAGAGAATATACATTTACAGTTGATCAACTTCCGTCATTCAAAACATATAGGATAAAAATCTCACTGCTATCTAAGAGTCAGTCTTTTGTTCCTAGAATTAAAGACCTAAGGGTAATTGCTTTAGCATAATGAATTTTTACGAATTAGACGGTCATAAGGATCTCGCAAGGGATCCTTCTACAAATGCAGTATTGAATGTGAACACTCTCGAATATCAACAGTATCTTGCCAGACGTGAAGTCAAATCTGAAAAGAATGATAAGATACAAAATATTGAGGATGATTTTGCTAATATGAAGAGTGAACTAAAAGAAATTAAATCTCTACTAAAGGAGTTAATACATGGATCCTGACACCATCGAACTGAGTAACTTATCAAAGCAATTTGCTTATACTAAGATGGCATCACAGATAGATAGTTGTGATGATCGTGATGAATTAAAAAATATTGCAAAGTCTTTTTGCAAATTATATTATAAACAGCAAGAAACAATGAAACTAATAGGAATAATAGATGGCAACTAAAAACATTACTTTTGACCCCGATTCAGGAGTTCCTTATGGTTTAAATTTGACCATGTATGGTGGAGCAGATTTTTCTGCAAACTTAAATGTTTTTACTACATCAAATGCTGCTTTTGATTTAACAGGATATTCTGGATCTGCAGCAATATCAAAAAGTGTTGCCATAGGAGCTACATTAGGAATAACTAGTTCATTGACTGTTGGATTTACTAGTGCATATGATGGGAAAATAAAATTATCATTAAGTGCAGTAAATACAAGAGGAACTGCAGAGGGAAGATATATGTTTGATGTATTAGTGGATAAGGGAGGAACTACATATCCTCTTGCAAGTGGCAATGTAATGGTAATTAATCCCGTTTCATCAGCACCCTAAATACAGTTAGGAAACTTGTGAATATATGGCACAACCAGCAAGTAGATCAGATTTAATCAATTATTGTAAAAGGCAACTGGGTGCTCCAGTCCTTGAAATTAATATTGCCGATGAGCAAGTAGATGATCTTGTGGATGATGCTCTACAATATTTTCATGAGAGACATTTTGATGGAGTAGTTCAGACATATTTAAAATATAAAATAACCCAAGACGATATTGATAGGGGGAGAGGTAAGGGGTCAAGCAATCCAAAAGGAGTTGTTACCACAACTGCAAGTGCTGACATTGATGGAGGTAGTGTAACATTTTCATATGAAGAAAATAGTAATTATATTCAGGTGCCTACAGCAGTCATTGGCATTAATAAAATTTTTAAATTTGATGGTTCACAAACAACCACTAACAGTATGTTTAGTGTCAAATATCAATTATTTTTAAATGACGTTTATAATTTTAATTCCACAGAAATATTATCATATGCGATGGTAAAAAGGTATTTGGAAGATATAGATTTTCTTTTAAATACTGAAAAGATGATTAGATTTAATCAAAGACAAGATAGATTATATCTTGATATTGATTGGGGTTCAGTTTCTGAAGGAGATTATATAATTTTAGATTGCTATAGACTTTTAGATCCAAATGACTTTACTAGAGTTTATAACGATTCTTTTTTGAAAAAGTATTTGACTGCACTAATTAAAAAACAATGGGGGCAAAATTTAATTAAATTCCAAGGAGTTAAATTACCTGGAGGAATTGAATTGAATGGGAGACAAATATATGATGATGCCCAAAAAGATTTAGATGTGATTAGGGAACAGATGTCAAATACATATGAACTTCCTCCGTTAGATATGATAGGTTGATATTATGCTAAATCCATTTTTTACTCAAGGAACACCTGGCGAACAGAACCTTGTTCAGGATTTAATCAATGAGCAATTGAGAACCTATGGCGTAGATATTTTCTACATGCCTAGAAAATTTGTAACAGAAAAAACTGTAATTAGAGAGGTTGTTCAGTCTAAATTTGATTTAGCATTACCTCTAGAAGCGTATGTAGATAATTATGACCAATACTCTGGAGCAGGAAATCTTTTATCCAAGTTTGGAATAGAATCAAAAGATGAAGTTAGATTGATTATTTCTAGAGAAAGATTTGAAACATATATCACACCTCTAATCCAAGATCAATCTAATATTAAACTTTCTACTAGACCAAAAAGTGGAGATCTAATTTGGTTCCCACTTGATGATAGGGTTTATGAAATAAAAGATATTGAGTATGCAAAACCATATTACCAACTACAAAATCTTTATGTTTATGAATTATACTGCGAACTCTTTCGTTATGAAAACGAAGTTATTGCGACAGGCGTTGATGATATTGATGACAATCTCGTTGGAGATGATTCTGATGGATTTACTGAGGATGGAATAAACACTATCCAAGGAAATACCCAAACGTTAACTCTTGTAGGTACATCCTCTACAGCAACAGCAGTAACAGGAATTATTACTGGATCTATTAGATCTATTAGAATTACAAATAGAGGTGGTGGATATAAAACAAAACCTACAGTTGGTATAGGATCTGCACCTGTAGGTGGAATAACTGGAATTGCTACAGTTAGTATGATTGGTGGAATTAATGTCTGCAATCTAAATTCAAACTCTGCACTTAAATCGGTTCAAAATGTTGATTTAGTAAATCCAGGATCAGGATATACTATAGCACCATCTATCAGAATATATAACGGTGGAGGAACTGGAGCAGCTGCTACTTCAATACTTAGTGAAATAGCAAATGTTGGTGTAGTAACAATAACAGGTGCTGGTGGTGGGTATGTTGATGCACCAGAGGTTACTTTCTCTACTCCAAAACATGTTGGAGCAGCAGCAACTGCAGTTTTAGATTACCCCGTCGTTGGCGGAGGTGTTAGTGTACTATCGGCACCTATTAGTATAGGAGCATCTGCTTATCTGTTCCCTGGAGGAACAACAGGTGGTGTATTCTATAAAGAGGCACCAATAGTTACTTTTGCACTTCCAACAGGAACAGGAAATGCTAGTCAAGCAACTGCAACACTCGATAGTTATGCAGAAACAGGAGGAACTGTAGAAACTCTTGCCATTACGACTGGTGGTAAGTTCTACACTAGTACTCCAACGGTAATAATTTCACATCCAGGAACAAGTTTTGCATCTGCGACAATAGGTATTGCTGGTTCTTCCATCAATCCAGGTTCTATTGCATTTAGCACCACAGGTAGAGCATACACTACTTCTCCTACTGTTGCAATCACTACATCTGGGACTATGCTTGCTCCCACACAAATTGCTATTGGTATTGCTACCATACATCCTATTACAGGTATTGTAACTGCAGTTTCCTTTAATAATGATGATGCATGGGCAGTAGGAACTAGCGCAACTATCGGTGCAGGATATACAGTTGCACCTACAATTTCTTTCTCAGGATCTCCCTCACCAATTCAAGCGACTGCAACAGTTACAGTTTCTATTGCTGGAACTGTTAATTCAATTAGTATTGGAAATAGTGGATATGGTTATGTTTCTGTACCAACTGTTACTATTGCAGGTCCATCAGGAGCAAACGAGGCATTCAGAGCTCTTGGAATAGCAACAATTAGATTCAATTCTATTCAAACTCAAGGTACTATTGGAATAGGTTCAACTTCTATCGCTGGAATTAATACCAGTAATATTCTTGTTGGAGATAGAGTTAGATTGGGAGTTGGACATAGTGAAGTTTATAACTTTATACCAAGAGATAGTTATGTTACCTCTATTGGTTCTAGTACAATCTTTATCAACAATTCATCAACAAATGTAGGAATTGCAACATCTGTATTTGAATTTGGTATTGATAAATGTGGTATTGTTACTGGTATTGCAGTAACATTTGGAGGAGGAGGATACTTATCTCCACCTTTAGTTTCAATATCAAATACTGTAGGGGATAAAAATTATATTGATGAAGTAGTAGGAGTTGCTACCGCCAAAGGTGTCGTAAGTATCAATGGTGCAGGAAATGTTTCTAGTATAGATATAACTGATTCTGGGAACAAATATGTTCTCACTCCAACAATAACAATTGAGTCTCCTGGATCTGGTGGAACTGGAGATTTTGCATTCAATGAAGTTATAACTGGATCTGCTACCAGCACAACTGCCAGAGTAAGAACTTGGAACTCCACTACAGGCGTTCTAGAGGTTGCTAGCGTGGACGGAACCTTCAGTGTTGGGGAAACTGTGGTAGGATCAACTTCAGGCGCTTCTAGACCCCTGAGAACGCTAGACAAAACACCTGACAATGATCCATTCGCAGATAATTTTGATATAGAAACAGCAGCAGATTCTATTATTGACTTCTCAGAACAGAACCCGTTTGGCATACCATAAATAAAACTACAATGTTGTCAAATATAAACGTTAGGTTTTAATTATGTTTGAGTATTTTTACAACGAAATTCTTAGGAGAACTATCGTTTCCTTTGGAACTTTATTTAATGCGATTAGTATTAAGCAAGAAGGATCTGAACTAAGAATTCCTCTTGCATATGGACCTACTCAAAAGTTTTTGGCAAGAATTGAGCAATCACCTGATCTCAATAAACCAACGGCAATCACACTACCAAGAATGTCGTTTGAATTTACTGGACTGACATATGATCCTTCAAGGAAAGTGTCAACTGTACAGCAGTTTAAAGTAAAGGATCCTGCTGGTGGTGCAGATGTTAAAAAATCATATATGCCCGTGCCATATAATATGGCATTTGAACTGTCGATTTATTGTAAATTAAATGATGATGCCCTGCAAATTGTAGAGCAAATTTTGCCCTATTTTCAACCACAATATAATCTAACAGTTGAATTAGTAGAATCAATAAAAGAAAAAAGAGATATTCCTATTATCTTAGAGAATATAACAATCGAAGATGATTATGAAGGAGACTTTACCAAAAGAAGAGTTCTTCTATACACTTTAAGATTTACAGCAAAAACATATCTGTTTGGTCCTGCAACTTCTGCAAGCAAAGATATTATCAAAAAGGCAACAGTCAATTATCTCACTGGACCAAACAGTGCAGATACGACAAGAAATGTTACATATTCAGTTACACCAAGAGCAACAAAGAATTATACGGGAGATGTTGTTACAAATATTTCTGCAGATATTACAGCAACAACAAAAACATTCGATATTGATGATGCATCAAGTATAAACAAAGACACCTATATTAACATAGAGGGTGAGCAATTATATATTAAATCTAAAGTCGGTAACAAAATTACCGTACTTAGAGGTCAAGATAATACAAGTGCAACAGCACATGTTAAAGGAGCACCTATTCACAAAATCGATGCTGCTGATAATGCATTGGTTGAAGAGGGAGATGATTTTGGATTTGATGGATTTACCACTGGACTAATCTGATATGGATAAGAAATTTGATGCATTAAATGAAACTTTCAACACTCCCCACGAATTAGTTCAACCAGAAGTAATAGAGAAAAAAATTGAAAAGGTTAAATCTTCCGTAGATGACGTTAAAAAAGATTATGATTATACAAGAGGAAATCTTTATAGTATAATTGAAAAAGGTCAAGAAGCAATTAATGGAATTCTTGAATTAGCACAAGAAAGTGAAATGCCTAGAGCATATGAAGTTGCTGGACAGTTAATCAAAAATGTTGCTGATGCAACTGATAAGTTGCTAGACCTTCAGAAAAAATTGAAGGATGTTGAGGAGGAAAAGCAAAAAGGACCATCCACAGTAAATAATGCACTTTTTGTTGGATCAACTGCAGACTTAGCAAAAATGCTCAAGAGCGGATTAAAAGAGGACAATAAATAATAAAATACAGGAGATATATTAAACGTGGCACTAAAGAAGCCTTCAGATTTTTTTGGAAATACTAAGAAAACTCCTCTTGATGAGATTAAGGAGGAGTATACTGCTGCGTCTCCACAAAAGATTGAACAGGTTTCAGAAGCGTTTGATTCGTTTAAAGAAAATTTAAATCATATCAAATCATTATCTGATTTTACTTCTACTTTTGATAGTTTTAAAGAAAATTTAGAAAAAGTAGAGAACGTAACTGATGAAATTAATAATATTAAAAATGATGTAAAAACTTTAATTAAACAAGAAGATTTAGATAGTGCCATGATGGCACAACTTCTTTTTGTAGAACAATCGATATCAAAGATTGAATCTAAAATTTCCTCTATCAACGGGGAAACAGTTGATCAGATCAAAGAAGATTTCCAAGGTCTGTCAACTTCTGTTGAAGGATTTCTAAGCATTGATGTACCAAAGTACAAGAAATTAATCTCAGAGTCTGAGGTTAGAGTTGACGATAGATTTGGGAAGTTTAAGGATAAGGTAGAAGAAAACTTAGATGCGATTAAAGCAGATGTAAACAAAGAAGTTA